CACTCAGCATCCTTCGGGCATTGAGTGCATTCAGATCACGGAACACATGGGTTTCAATCTGGGAAACGCGATCAAATATGTCTGGCGAGCGGATCTCAAGGCAGGAATGCAGGATCTTGAGAAAGCCAGGTGGTATTTAGATCGGGAAATTGAGCGACGCAAGAAAGCGTTTGACGTACACTTGTCAGACGTGCTAAAACGCGCATGATTGGGTCCGGGCGCACTCCTCGCCATACCATTGCCCAATTGGGCGACGAGGGGTTGCCCATTTTTTTCGGTGGTGCAGATGGAAAATGAAGCGAGTACATTTGTCTCAGTGCTGTTGCACTCAGGCACAAACGCGCATCTGCTGCATTGGACCACCGACAGTTACGCCCATCACGTTGCTCTTGGCGAGTACTATCAGCAGATTCCTGAGCTGGTGGACCAGTTGGCAGAAACCTACATGGGTCGCTACGGTCAATTCACCAGCTTTCCCGACGATTATTATCTGCCGACCGACGATCCAACCGAGTACATGGAAGGCATTAAGTATTTTGTGCAAGACTCACGCGAAGTGATGCCCGACGATTCCGAGATTCAAAACCTGATTGATGAGATTGCACAACTCATTGATTCAACCCTTTACAAACTCCGATTTCTTAAATAGGTCCTATCATGATGAAATCTAAAGACTCAGCAATGAAGCAGCCAGCCGGTTACGGTCAAGGCTCGAGTGCCAAAATCCCTGCTGGCGTTGCCAAGGAAGAACGCAGCGGCGAGCGCAAAGAGCGCATGGTCAACGGCGTCGGCATGGGCGAGGCTGACATGACTGGCAAAGACAAGCAGTTCAACACCGGCGTTACGTCAGGCACGTGCTACACCCATGATCGGATGTCATATCAGAAATGATTAGACCGTTGCGTAACTTCATCACCGTGCAACCGGCAGTTCGCAAACTGTCAGACGTGATCCACGTCATCAACAAAGAGCCATTTAACGAAGGTCGGATCGTTGCGGTCGGACCTCAAGTTAAAGAGGCAAAGGTTGGTGACTGGATCAAGTACGGCAACGGCGATTACCTTAATTGGCCAACCCACAACAAGGACGGCCAGGACTACCAAATCATTTCAGAGGCCGACGTTTGTGCGGTCGTTGAATAAAGGAAAATCATGAGTAATTCAATTGCATCAGGCGTTGCTTACGCCGATCCAGAGTTCACCACGTGCTACGTCAGCCAGGAGTTTGGTTATACGCCGGCAGCTCAGGGCGCGGTGACGCAGCTCACCAGCAAGTCGACTGCTGTCACATTGAACAAATCAATGGGACGCATCACGATGAACAACGCTTCGCTTGCGTCACAGACCAACGTGGTGTTCCGGCTTAACAACATCAGCATCAGCGACAATGACGTTGTGTTGGTTAGCATCTCTGGTGGAGTGACCACTCCTGGCTCTTATTGGCCCTATGTTGCAGACCAAGAGTCTGGCTATGCAACCATTGGTCTGTTCAACAACACCGGCGGTGCATTGACGGAAGCTGTTGTCATCAACTTTGTCGTTATCCACGGGGCAACCTAAATGAGCATCCATGACGATCTAGAAATGCTGAAAGAGGCTGTTGCAGCGCTTGAGGATCAGATTGGCGAATCCTCAGAAGACATTCACGCTCAGGCGTTTGAAGAAGGTTCAGACGCTGGCAAGAGCGAGCTGGCCGAAGAAATCGCGGTCATGATGGGCGCAATCGACAGCGAGGAATGCCCAGAGTGCCGTGATGTTCTTAAGCGCGTGCTGGAGCAGCACATTGCTCAGTTTTTGGCCATCGGCGAGCATACGTGTGAGCAGGAAGATGATGAAGACGGTGAAGTCTCTTTTGTAATTTCATTCGCAGATAACTGAAATGCCACTCAAAAAATCAACGTCTGAGAAGGCGTTTAAAGAAAATATCAAAGCCGAGGTTAAAGCCGGCAAACCGGTGAAACAAGCGGTGGCGATTGCCTACTCTGAGAAACGCGCAGCGGCGAAGAAGAAGTAATGGCTACGAAGCACGACAAGCCCATTCCCCGGACAACCACGGGGAAGGGCAAGACCTACAACCCGACCGAGAAGGGCGCCGGGATGACGGCGAAGGGTCGTGCTGAGTACAACCGAAAGAACGATGCAAATCTGAAGCCACCGGCGCCGAACCCGAAGACCGACGCAGATAAAGGTCGAAAGGCTAGTTTCTGCGCAAGAATGTCTGGCGTTGTGAAAAACGCTAAAGGTCCGGCTGAGCGTGCCAAGGCATCGCTGAAGAACTGGAACTGCTAATGGCTGATTACCCGAGGATCACCGGGACGATCAGACCGACGCCACGTAACCGTGTCTCTGGTTTCCTGGCTGACTTGCTCGAGCTGGGCGCTAAGGGTTACGACGTCGGCTCCACGCTCCAGGCCGGCGGTCCGATCACCGAGGGCAGACTGTCAACACCAGTCAGCGATTTACTTGGCATTCCAGAGCTGCAACGCACGCTCAACAGAATCAGCTATAACGAGCCATTGACTACCGGCACGGGTTACACAACCAAACTGCGACCAGACACGGTATCGGCAACAATGACGGTTGCACCAATGGTCGGACCAACTGCCAAAGCCGGCGCAGCGGGCGCTAGAATGGCCGGCACAGCTTTAAAAGACCTGGCGACGAGTGATGTTGCCTATCGAGCGCTGCTGGACGCTATGGAGCGTTCTGGCGCGATTGCATATGCTGCACCCCGAGCCAGTAAAGCCGAGAACATTGCTCGCGGGTTGTACCACCCAATTGGTGAAGGCAAAAAGCTCGAGAAACCGCTCAGCGAAATGCGGTTCACTCAAGAGCCATTAAACAATCTTGTAGAGCGCAGGGTAATTTCTCCAGAACAATTGCAAGGCGCGGTCATCATTCCAGCCACCGGCGACCGTACAGCCGCCGGTCAATTGTTGACCGAGATTGAAGGCGTTCGGCTACCCGAGCCAGTAGCGCTGGAAGGCGGCATGGACTTTATGCGCAGCCATTTGCCATATGGTTCTGCTTGGGCGTCGGACAAGGGCGTCATCTCTAACCTAGCCAAGCGCGTTAGAGATGCTGCGCAACAGGGCAGCGGCGACGTGTACATGGCCTATATGCCTATGAGTCACGTGGGCGGCGATTTTTCCACCATGATGACGGATGCGTTGTTGCAACAAGTCAGAGGTGCAAAAATAAGCAAAAAAGTCAAACGAGAGTTTGACAATGAGGTTAGACTACACAGACCTGAGTGGAAGGGAATCGACAGCCCAGACGCTCAAGCGCAGCTTAATGAGAACGGCGCTTTGCGGCACGCTTTCATTGATCGGATGGATCTTGACCAATTTAGAGCAGCAGGTTTTCCAAGTTTGCCAATAACTCGAGCGGCAATTACAGAGCCATCATTGATGAATGTACCAATTCATGGGGGCGGTCTTTCGATTGCAAAAATGGACCCAAGTGGGCGAATTATTTCTAATCCTGTTGTGCCGCACACAACATACAACACGCAGCTTGGTGGTCAATACGTTGGCGGGTTTGATAGGCCGATTCCCCGAGATTTTCTGTTTTCAAACTTTACCTCGGCAAGGCGTGCAGCCGGAACAGATCCATCTGGCGATATGAGGTCGTTTAATTTGTCAAACCCGATTCAAAGAGCGGATCAGCAATGGCTTGACAATGTGATGAAATACATGGAGAGCGGACAATGATTTCTCAAAAACAAGAGCAATATGAGCGTTTGGTTGAATACATCCACTCTGCTATCGAATCCGAGCAATCAGAACCAAAAGAGTTTTTGCCAGAAACCGAGCTGCGTTTGCGCTTGGTTTACACGGCTTTGCGCAGGGCTTTTGACATTCCTAACCCTGGTTGATTGGTTTATTTTTTCGCTTATAAAAGATGATTCCTCCGCACGTTCCTACTGACGCGTCGAAAGCCAAGGTCGAGCAGACTGCTGGACTCGGCTTGCCGCAGGATCAGATCGCGGCTCTTATCGGCATCAGCGCTCCGACGCTGCGTAAGTACTACGAGGTCGAGCTGGCCGTTGGCAAGGCTAAAGCCAGCGCTTCCATTGCAGACACGCTCTACAACAAGGCGATGGCTGGCGACACCACGGCGATGATCTGGTGGTCAAAGGCGCAGATGGGTTGGGGCGAGCGCAATACGACTGTGCTGAGCAATCCAGACGGATCGCCGGTCGAGGGCATCAAGGTTACCTTTGTTA